TTACGTTTAGTGTTTAGGGGTACGTTTTTTCTTATTATTTGAATCGGTGGATAAAGTTTAGTACTAAAATTCTTTGTAATAACTAAACCTTCGCGATAAAGACTCCTGTTTATATATTTAAGGTTTGGGTTATTTTCCAATTTAAGTTCATCTAACTTTTTAAGGTTACCGATTGATTCTGGTAAAGATGTTAATTTATTATTAGTCAAATCAAGTTCCATTAATTTTGTAAGGTTACCGATTTGTGATGGTAAAGATGTTAAGTTATTATCATTTAATCTAAGTACCATTAATTTTGTAAGGTTACCTATTGATTCTGGTAAAGATGTTAATTTACTATGATACAAACTAAGGTACTCTAATTTTTTAAGGTTACCTATTGATTCTGGTAAAGATGTTAAGTTATTATAACTCAAATTAAGTTCCTTTAAGTTTTTAAGGTTACCGATTTCTGGTGGTAAAGATGTTAAGTTATTATAATACAAATCAACTCTCTTTAAGTTTTTAAGGTTACCTATTGATTCTGGTAAAGATGTTAATTTATTCTCACACAAAGAAAGATACTCTAACTCTTTAAGGTTACCTATTGATTCTGGTAAAGATGTTAATCTATTATTACTCAAATCAACTATCTTTAAGTTTTTAAGGTTAACGATTTCTGGTGGTAAAGATGTTAAGTTATTATACCACAAATCAAGATTATTTAAGTTTTTAAGGTTACCGATTTCTGGTGGTAAAGATGTTAAATTATTACGATCCAATCTAAGTTCCTTTAATTTTTTAAGTTTACCGATTTCTGGTGGTAAAGATGTTAATCTATTCCTACTCAAATCAAGAATTACAATGTCTAATCTTCTGACACCGAGTGCCCTGAGAGAATTGGGGACGTTATTGTTATTACTCATATACCTTTACCCAATTTTTTTTTGTTCCTGTATGGTAAGTAAGTAATATAGGATGTTACTCGTAATACTCCTCGTACTAATAAACGCGTTTTTGTTTATCAATACACGCGAACCCGAAAAACTCACAGAGGTTCGCGAAAAGTATAGAATACTCAGGGAACACATAGAAAAAACCAATAACGAAGATTTCAAAATGTTGTGTAAAGAAATTCCGATCACCGCGCATCACCGGTTAAACGGGTCTATTGGGTATAACGTGAATAAGGGTAACGATATAGGTATATGTATAGACGGTGAACCTAACGAAATATTTCACGTACTTTTACACGAACTCGCGCACTGTACCGTCGTCGAGTATTCACATAGTAAAGAGTTTTGGGATAAGTTCGATAAACTTAGATCGATATGCGTTTCTATTGGAATCTACCAGGAAATACCACAACGAACCGAATTCTGTGGTAAACATATTCAGGATAAATAAATAATATTTATTATTAATAAAATGGAATCAGTCTCCGATTTAATGAAAATGTATGTTTTGCTTAACTGTTTACTCGCAACAATAAGTGCGCCTCTTTTAACGAATAATCAGTGGGTAAACATGGGTTTGCTCGTCGTTATACTACCATCAATTTTGTGTGCGTTACCGAGAGGCGGTAATCTATTTGGACGTTTAGCTCTAGACGCACCATTCTTAGTAGTTTCAACTTTAGTAGGTATGGGTATAGTTGCGGGTATTTCTCAAATAAACGAACGCATCGAAAAAGATTTTAAAGATTACGGTAAAACTACGAAGAGTACTGGTACTGTTCTAGGACTTCGCGCAGTTGGATTACTGTTCGGATTTCTCATTTCGTACTTCTTATTCGGAAAGAGAATGTATAAACACTATAATGCTATTTAAGCGTATCTTCTTGCTATATAAAAAGCAATAGCCGCGACTAAACCAGTTGAGGCTAAACCAACGGCACTTCGGTGTCCTTGGTCGTTCAAAAACGATGGGACGAAGTTTGCAAGTTTTTCCTGAACTGGCTTACTAATTGCCGCCGCAGCACACACCGCAACGATGAGTGCTTCGAACTGGTCGTCAGTAAGGTTGAATGGATTTTTAGATTCCGCTTGTTTCTTTTCTTGGGTTTGTTGCGTAACCGGTTGTTGTGCCATCATCATCGGCGTTTGCATTTGCATTTGCGTCATGCGTGGGTCTTGAGACATCATTGGTGGTTCCAGTGGGTCTTCAGCGTGTCCCATAACATCTGAAATTGGAGTCGAGTCCATCGTTTGTTTATTTTCAATATTTTTTTCGGGTGGATTATTCGGCACAAAGTGTGTCGACTGATTATTATTTAACGATACCATACCGTCACCAGTGTCAGATAAATTCATAGTTCTAACGTCCGTCATTTATGTAGTCATAGGTTTTTGAGATATGTCATTGACGCATTATTCGCCTGAGTGTAAAACATATCTCGGGTACATACCCAAAAATGTATTTAAAACCCTAGGTAAAACATCCTTTTTTTCACATTCGGGTATAGAATCGTTAAAATATATACGTTTGGAATCGTGGCATACATTTATGTACATATAGTAACCACCACCTGATGAAAGTTCGTTAAATTTTGCGTATGGATAGACCATTCTCGAACTGCATATTCTTCTGATAAAGTTCATTATTTATTATATTACTTTGTTTTTGTAATTTTAAGCTTTGTTTTCTTTGTTGCATTTTTAGCATCTGCTTCCTTTTGATCTAAATATTTGGGATTGTACATCTTTTTATGAAGTTTCCATAGATCAGGGCTACCAACTTTAAAATTTTTCCTAAGTGTGGCTTTGTACCAGAATACACAATCCTCTATTTTATTACTCTTCGACGTATTATCTAACACTAAACATTCGTAGTTTTCCGTACACGCATCCATAACTTTATTAAACATATCAAAACTCGGAAAAATACCAAAAAATGATTTATATATTTTTTCTCTATTCTGAATGATGTTTTCTCTCAAAACAAACACGTAATCGACGTTTGCCCTGAGTGCTGGTGGTAAATCCATGACGTATTGCATGGTAAGCATGAAAAATATGTTATAGTGTCGCCCGTTCATAAAACATTGGCGAATACACGTATCTTTCAAAAATTTACTATCGTACATACAGTCATCTAAAAGCATGAATGTACCGTTATTTCTACTTTTACCTTTTGTACCAACTAGTTTTCTCTGTCTCGAAATAACTCGCTCTATAGCATCTCTATCGTAATCACCGTATACGAATAAATCTGGTATAAATTCACCGTAAAAATGGTTACCTTCTTCCGTACCAGAAAGTACAACACCCGCTGGTATATGCTTTTTGTAATACATGATATCCTTGACCAATGTAGATTTACCCGTATTACGTTTACCAATAAACACACACACCCGATCGTCTGTCATTTTTTCGGGTCTGAATTTCTTCAGTTGAAGGTTCATTCTACAGTACTGTCTCGTTTTATTTCATAAAATTTTACTCACGTAAAGTAAGAATGGCTGGTCGAATAAACCTTGCTGTCACGGGTATTCAGGACCAATGGCTTACTGGTGATCCCGAATTTTCGTATTTCCTGATGAATTTTAAACGACACACGAAATTTTCAATAGAGGCTATAGAAACACCGTTTGATGGTGATGTCGATTACGACGCAACCGTAGAGTGTCGTATTCCCAAAAATAAAGGGGATCTCGTACGAAGTATGATGCTTAAATTCACTTTACCACAACCATCCGGTACGGCATCGTCTGGATACGATATAAGATACAGGAAATCTATAGGTGCTCAAATCATAGAGTATGCAGACCTTTTGATTGGTGGTCAAACTATTGAACGTATAACGGGTGATTATATCTACATGTATGATCAAATACATAACAACAAAGATGATATAGACCAAACACTTTATTTCTTAACGGGGCATGATAATTATATAGCGGTTTCATACGATTGGGATTATAACGTCCTTTTACCGTTTTATTTTTTCAGACACCCAAGTTTAGCTATACCCGTATGTGCACTTACGAAACAACTCGTCGAAGTACGCATAAAGTTTAAGAAACTCGAAGACGTTGTTATTCAGTATAAAACCGATACGGATATCATCGATCCACCCACTGATGTTTCTTCTTCTATTAAAAAAGTATCACTCGTCACTGATTTCTTTTTCGTTACGGAAGATGAAAAGAACTTCTTACTTACCCGTCCTATAGAATATGTCATCACACAACTCCAAATGTCACAGTTTAAGTTTAAAGCAGGTGAAACTAAAAAAGCGGGTATGCTCAATTTTAAAAATCCTGTCAGGGAACTGTTCTTCTTGGCAGTGAGTGACGACGTTCATAAACTCAACCCAATAAAACACGTTACCATGAAATTTAACAATAACACGATAATAGACGCCGATAATTTAATGTTAAGTTACGAACAACCTTTGAAATATTATACGGGCGTTACCGAAAACAACTTTGGTGTGTATAGCTTTTCACTTAAACCTGAAACATATCATCCAACTGGACAGGTAAACATGAGTCGAATAGCTCATAATCTTATTGAAATTGAACTCGATTCACCAGACGCTAATTTTGGACACAAAGTATATGTATATGCAGTAAACTATAACGTGTTACGAATAAATAGCGGTCTCGGGGGTTTAAAATTTTAGTGCCTTATACTAGTAATGGCTGGACGTGTTCAGTTACAAACATCCGGACCACAGGACGCTTTTTTTACGGATAATCCAGAGTACACGTATTTTATAAAGAATTTTCAAAAACATACAAACTTTGCACCATTCTTTGTTGATTTAGATGTTGATGGTGAAATTGAATTTGGAAACACCATAAAGTGTACCATTCCCCAAAATCAAGGCGACCTTCTGAAAACCGTGAGTTTGAAAGTTGAATTAAGCGCTATAGATCAAAATTTAATTAACTCATTACACCAAAATACAACTGGTATAGGATACAACGAATCGATAGGTCACGCCATGATTGAATACGTCGAACTCGTCATAGGTGGTGAAGTTATACAACGCGTACCGAGTGATTTCTTAGCGATTTATTCGGATAACTACGTCACGCAGACGAAACAACATAATTTAGCCAAACTCGTGGGTAAACCACCTTTAGAGTTGTCAGGTACAGAAGCCATGACAACAACTATAGGGCATTATTTAGGAAACGCAACTTCAGATACTAAATATTTTATCGATATACCCTTTTACT